AGAGATGATCCGGCTCGCCGCGCTTTTAATCAGAGACTTATTCCCGATATACCGCCTGCAAAACCAAGAGTAGTTGAGTTGGCTAGGAGACAAGTGAAGCGTCATCTGAAAGAAAATTTGGAATGGCCTGTTACACCTAGGATCTTGACCCCTCAGGAAGCTGTTGGAGGCGTGCCTGGGAAGCTCGCAAGTGTAACTATGTCGAGCTCCCCTGGTTGGCCTCTTCTCAAATTTGCAACCGAAAAAGGAAAACGATCGTTTCTTAGGCTTAGATCTGATGGCATGAACTTGGAGTATGAACCTACAGAAGCTCTCTTGGAGGAGTTGGACATGTATGACAGATATTTGTCAGACCCCGAGAACACCGAGAGACCTGATGTTAGGTGGTTGATGTACACCAAGGACGAACTGAGACCCATTGATAAGATCAAAAGAGGGGCCGTGCGTTTAACAGCGTGTGGACCACTCGCTTTGTGGGTCAAAGCTCGAGAAATGACTGGAACTTTTATGGCTGCTCTGAACTTTTCTTGGCGGAAAACTGGATATGCTGTTGGATGCAACCCAAATTCGTATGATATGAATTTTCTTTTAGAAAGATTGACTGAATATAACAATATGCTGTTTGCTGGTGATGGAAAGAATTGGGACGTTACACTTCACAAGCAATTTATAGATGCCGCTCTTCAGACTATTGGTGAAATATGCGCTGAGAAAATACCTGGTTTTGACGAACAAAAATTTGCAGTTCTTTGTGACCTCATAGTAAATTCTCCTATGCAATTTGATTCTTGGTTAGTTTGGATACAACATGGTCAGAGGTCAGGCAATATCTTCACGACTGTTATGAATTGTATGATTCATGACATGTATTGGAGATATGCCTTTCTTCTGAAATGTCCTCAACACAAATTTGATGACAATGTGAGATTGGTTGTGTGTGGTGATGACATTTTAGTTGCAGTTAAAAATGAAATCCGGCTTGATTTTGATGATTTAATTTACTCAAGAGAAATAGCAAAAATTGGACAGACTTACACAAATGATGATAAGAAATCCGCTCTCACGGGGGCTCCGAGACCCATAGACAAAGTTACTTTCTTGGGGTGTCATCCCAAACGCCGAAATGGCAAATGGTATGGCGCTTTGAGAAAGTCTTCAATATGGGACTTATTCTTTTGGATGGAGAAAGGAGCTGACTGGGCCTTACGACTTCAAGCAGGTTTAAAGTTCATGTCGGGATGGGGTGAAAGTGAATTTAATGCGAG